CTGCAATCGGCACAGCTAATGATATTGGTGAGATAGCTAGTCATATTGACAGACTTTTTGAGGGTGAACAACAGATACAGAAACAAAAAATACAGAAGAGTAATAGTACTTTTTCTGTCGGTAACGTGGCACGAGAGACAATAGATGCTAAACTAGCACAGGAACAAATGTACGAGATGAGTCTATTAATTGACTACCGTTTTGGTCATGGTACTTGGGCTGGAATTATAGCAGAACGTGCAAGACGCATACAAGAAGCTAAAGAGGCTGAACTAGAACAACGCAGAATACTAATAAGAAAACGCAAAGCACGAATGGAAACACTAACGGCTGGTGCTGTTGGCGTAAGTATTGTTGGTGTTATTGTTCTTTTAATTATTGCAGCTTTAAAATTTAGATAAGAAGGAAATATTATGTTCCATGCAGTTTTAATGGTTTGTAGTATGCTTCCTAACGCAGAGCCACCCTGTATGGAATTACACAATAATCGTGGAAACTATACAACTGTTAGGCAGTGCGAGGAACGCATAGAAGAAATGAAGACAGTTATTCCACAAATGTTTACACCACCTTATGTGGTAGCATACAAATGTGAACAAATAGGAGAGCCAACATGATTATGGCTTTAATCCCACAACTACTGCCACTCATTAGTGGCGTAATAGATAAGACTATTCCTGATGAACAAGGTAAAGCCAAGGCTCTTCAGGACATAGAAAAGACTTTAATAGATAATGCTAGTAGTATTAATCTAGCTCAGATAGCCACAAACCAAGCTGAAGCTAAGAGTAAGCACTTGTTTGTCGCTGGTTGGAGACCTGCTATTGGCTGGTCGTGTGCGCTTGGTATCTTCTGGTTATTCATTGGTGCTAACTTTGCCCAGTGGGGTATGAACATGGCAGGGATAGAAGGAGAAGTTCCTACTGTTCCGTCTGATATTCTACTTGAGCTTACTTTTGCTATGCTTGGTATGGCTGGATTGAGAACTTTTGAAAAGATAAAGGGTGTAAACAAATGAGCCTATATGAAAACATAAACAAACGTAAGAAGGCTGGCACTAGCAGACCTAAGAGTAAGTCTACTGTCAGCCCTAAAGCCTACGCTAACATGAAGGCTGGCTTTCCTAAAACAGACAAGTATAAGAAGAAAAAGTAATGACAGAAAAACAACTGATGGATACCCTACACGATGCAGTGACAAAAGAGTTGCTGCTTCGTGTACAGAGTGGAGAGGCTACAGCTAGTGAACTGTCAGTGGCTGTCAAATTTTTGAAAGACAATGGAGCTTCTCTTGACATTATTACAGCAGAAAGCCCTATGGCAAGTCTCTTAAAAGAGCTACCCTTTGAAGTAGGAGAACATATCCAATGAGAGAAGGTCCAAATGCTTCCCTTAAAGTAGATGATGTTAGTCTACCCTCAGACCAGTCATGGGTAAAGCTATTAGATGAAAATGTACAACGTACTTATCTAATGATACAGAATGACCAAGCAGCACACTCTATTACTATAGGCTTTGGGTCTAACACGGTAGCACCTACTAACGGCTTTCATCTAGCTGGTTCCTCTCAAACAGGTCACGTTGATAATATGTTTATCTTTGGTTCAGCACCTATTAACGCAGTGTGGGCTAAGGTAAATGATAATCAAACCCACGCTATTAAAGTAGTATACGATGACTGATGTTCCAGAACAACTTAAAGACTTTAGAAACTTTTTATACATAGTATGGCAACATCTAGGACTGCCTGAACCTACTGAAATACAGTATGACATCGCTGACTACATGCAAAACAATCCTAAACGCTGTATCATTGAGGCTTTCCGTGGTGTAGGTAAGTCCTACATTGCGGCTGCCTACGTGGTCTGGAGACTTCTCCTAGACCCACAGTTAAAGTTTATGGTTGTTTCTGCATCTAAGTCTCGTGCTGACGACTTCTCTACCTTTACACAGCGCATTATCACAGAGTTACCCATCTGCCAACACCTCGTTGCCAAGGATGGTCAACGCTGGTCTAAGATTGCCTTTGACGTAGCCCCTGCTAAAGCCTCTGGTAGCCCCTCAGTTAAGTCTGTCGGTGTTACTGGACAGCTTACTGGTTCTCGTGCTGACGTAATTATTGCAGATGACGTAGAGATTCCTAACAACTCTATGACACACATGATGCGAGAAAAGCTGGGAGAGACTGTCAAGGAGTTTGACGCTGTGTTAAAGCCTGACGGTAAGATTATGTACCTTGGCACACCACAGAATGAGATGTCTCTGTACAATGCACTGCTTACACGTGGCTATGACATGCGTGTATGGCCTGCACGTTACCCTACCCTAGAACGCTCAGAGAAGGCGTATGGGGGCAGGTTAGCACCTCGCCTGTATGATTACATACAAACAAACCTAGAGGCCGTGTATGGGCTTCCTACAGACCCTCAACGGTTTGATGATACAGACTTGCTAGAGCGTGAGCTTAGTTATGGACGTAGTGGCTTTGCTTTACAGTTTATGCTGGACACTTCCCTGTCTGATGCAAACAAATACCCACTTAAATTAAGTGACCTACTTGTTTACTCATGTGACAAGGATACAGCACCAGAGAAACTAGTGTATGGCATCTTCAAACCCCTTCCAGAGTTACCCAATGTGGGACTTGCTGGGGACAAGTTCTACGCCCCTGAGGAGACGATAGGACGTGCTGAGTATCAGGGTAGCGTTCTTGCCATTGACCCCTCCGGTAGAGGCTCTGACGAGACTGCATACGCTGTTGTGAAGATGTTAAACGGTTTTCTACACGTAGTAGACGCTGGTGGTATGGAGGGTGGCTACTCTTCTGACACACTACAGGGACTGTGTGACTTGGCTAAGATACACAAAGTTAACATGGTACTGGTCGAGAGTAACTTTGGTGACGGTATGTTTACTGAACTGCTTAAACCATACCTGCTTAATACACACCCAGTCACTGTTGAGGAGGTTAGACACTCCAAGCAGAAGGAACACAGGATTATTGACACTCTTGAGCCTGTTATGAACCAGCATAGGCTAGTGATTGACCCTAAGGTAATACAGAAGGACTATAATAGTACACAACACATGCCCCCTGACAAGGCTGCTAAGTACATGCTTACCTATCAGATGACACGTATTACTAAGCAGCGTGGAGCCTTGGCTCATGATGATAGACTTGACGTACTAGCTATGGCTGTACAGTACTGGGTAGACCAGATGGCAGCAGATGCTGACAAGCAGATAGCAAGCAGGAAGGAAGAACTACTTGAAACAGAGTTAGAGAAGTTCATGGATGGGTTCAATTTAGGTAAACAAAAGGCTACGGATAGTCTAGGGTTTTTCTAAACTGTACCCCATAGGATAGCCCCCTGTTACATATATATACATATATACATTGTTTAAGTATGTTTAAGATTGTTTAGCATGGTGTTACATACTGCTTTCTACTTATGTTGGAAGTATCGGTTAGCTACTCTATTAACACCCCCGAAGTCCATTCGTGCAGACAAGTTTCGCTACCTTAGGACTGTATTAGGCTGCTGGGCAGGTGTCAAACAGGTGTATTAGATTGTTTTACAGTTTTTTACACCTGTTTAAATTTACTCAAAAAAATCTGAGGTGGTATTTAATAAGGGGCGAATGTGTAACACCCCCACGCATGATGCACACGCAAAACCTTTTATTTTACCACGATGCAGGACGGTGTGTCAATGTCAAACATTTGACAACAGTGTCAGTAATTTGACGGCTGGATGTGCAACATTGTGTGACATTTGTGCAACATGTCTCTGTCTCTCTCTATCTATTATTTTGCAAACCATGTTTAACAGCCCATAGAAGCTCACTGACAGCCTTTGGCATTTTTCCGGTACTCTGACACCTAAAACAAGCCAGACAAGTTTTTAGCTTCCAGCCTAGGTTACAGACCATCATCAAAAAAAAGTTAATATTTATCTATTTTTTTTTCATTTTATGGGTTGACCTAGTATTTGCCTTGTGCTTAACTCTAATCATCAAAACAAACAAAGAGGATTCAAAACAATGTTCAAGGTAATTATAGACAACGATTCAATGTTCATGGAATCAGAGGTATTAGACAGCAAGCAAAAGGTTTCACAAGCAGTCTCAACAATCCTTGCACATCACGAAATTGAGCTATCAGAATTTAGGGTCAAGCGTTTGAGCGATGGAAAGCTTTTCAGACTAACACCAAAAAAGTAATTGACAATCTAAACGCTAGGGGCGATAGTGTCCCTAGCAATAACCAAGAGGATTTAAGACAATGATTGACTGGACGCAAGAAAAGATTGACGCTTTGAATAGAGGCGAACAAGCTATGGTTATATTAGAAAAGATGGATATTCTTTTGGGAATAGAAGTCGGGCAATTAGAAGAAGTCAATCCTGAGCTATCTCAATACGCCAGCTTAATCCGCGAACAATTAAACAGGCTAATGACTTTACATCGTGTAAAATAATCGCTTGACAATCTAAACGCTAGGGTTCACTGTAGCCCTAGCAACCAACAGAAAGGTAAGATAATGACATTACTTAACATCAAAACAATTTATGAGCTATCCACACCGGATGAGCGTAAACATGGCTTTACATGGTACAAGATAGCAAACACTGAATGTCTAAAGATTGCCCGCAAGTTTGATATGCCTCTATATATCGTTGTTGGCGTTGTTGCGGCATTGTCCCCGAATAATAAATGGGAAAGGAATATCACCAATGGTCATGATCTGATACAGGCGTTTATCAATGGTGATCATATGGAAAGCGTCAAGGTAAGTACATACAACAAGATGAAGGAAAAGGCTTGGTGTATTCTCGAAACCATGCCATTGTATGGTGCTACAAAGACACTACTTAATGGTCAGAAGATTGTCTGCTTTTTTGAGAATATCATGGGTGAAGATACCTGCACCATTGACGGCCATGCTAGGAATATCTATTATGGTGAGCGTATCGGACTAACTAATGATAAGACTAATATTGGCAAAAAGGAATATCTGTTTCTTCAGGATGAGTATCGGAAGGTAGCTAGTGAGTATGGTATGAAGGCATATGAAATGCAGGCTATCACATGGGTTGCATGGCGCAGACTACACAACATTAACTAGAAGGGATTAAGACAATGCAAACAAAAACAATTAGAATACTGGGCAAAACATTAGCGGTTTATGGTATCAGACCACGGGTAAAAAAGCATAGGTTTGGTGTATCAAGTGGGGATGTATTCACGGGCTTACACACTGGCCTAGTCAGTAGGTATATACACTTTCCAATGCTAAACAGACGCAAGTGGGGCGGCACTAAAGATATAAAGAAAGGTACTTGACATGGGCGGTATGACTATACTAATGTTCACACTATGGGTAGGCGTTATACTAGGTTTATTCATAGCAATGGTAGCACTAGCAATAGAGGACATAGGACAATGAAACATCCAATAGCAAAATACTTAATGTGTTCCTATGCCTACTATGTGGAAGCTATGCCACTGGTATCAGATGCAGAGTTTGACCAGTTAGCAAAAAACATTCTTAAAGACTGGGACACGATTGAACACCAACACAAGCACCTGATATCTAGGCATGACCTAGAAGCAGGGACTTACTTAGGCAAGTATCCAACAATAGTGAAGGGTGCGGTTGCAAGTTATAGGAAGGAAGCAGGACAATGAGTAAATGTTCAGGATGTGATCAGCATAATGCGGTAATCTATGATGATGAAGATATGTATTGTCATGATTGTTATAACGAGAAGAAAGAAATCGAGGAAGAATGGTTTCCCTTAATATATGGACTGATTGATGAGAAGGAACAGGACAATGAGAACAACTAAACGTATGCTAGTAAACAGACTTGTTAGAATTAACAGGCGACTAGGGGTAAGTTATGAATTAAACAATGCACCACATTATGGTGGCTGGCAGTTAACCTGTAACAAGGGCAGTACCATCATACAACACAGACTAACGCCACGCGAGATGTTACACTATCTTGATGGGATGATAGTAGGTATGGACATGATGGAAGGAACAGGACAATGCTGAGTAGCGTGGACTTACTACATCAGAAGGTTTTACAGACTATCCTAGATGAATTACCTGTTGACCAGCATGATATGTCTGTGATACTATGGCTGAAGCTACAGCTACACAAGTATGAGAGGAAGGCGAACAGATGAATATATTTTACTTATCAGACTGCCCAGAGGAGGCGGCAGAGATGCACTGTGATAAGCACTGTGTGAAGATGATACTAGAAACAGCACAGTTGCTGAGTACGGCACACCGTGTGCTAGATGGTGATGACTATGCAGACAGACAGGGCTTGTATAAATGTACACACAAGAACCATCCATCTTCAGTGTGGGTACGACAGAGCGAGGCGCACTACTACTGGACACTGCACCTTATGTGGTATCTGTGCGCTGAGTATCGCAAGAGGTATGGCAAGGTTCACAAGTCTTCACTACTGATTGATGCACTGGCTGTACCACCTGAACACATACCTGATGATGGTTTTAGTGAGCCGCCACAGTGTATGCCGGATGAATATAAACAGGCTTGTGCTATTGAGGGCTATCGTATATACTATAAGAATGACAAGGCGTATATGGCGCAGTGGAATTACACACAACAACCAACATGGTGGGAGAATGTAACATGAGTAACACAAGAAACAAGTATGATGATGCCTACTTGTTAGGCTACTATGCAGGGTATCACACTAATGATTATAACAATGATTATAATAGGGATGTACAGCCACAGTATTACATCAAGTATCAGATGGGATATCAAGAGGGTAAACTGATGAAGGTAAGGGAGGAGAGTAAGTCATGAGTATGGGAACAGCAGTATGCCGTCACTGTAATGACGGAGAAGCAGAGGCATTGTATGCAGTGGATGATAAGATCGAGTGGTATTGCAGTGGATGTAATACACAGTGGTCAGAGGAACCACTAGTCTATGAAGTAGTGAGTAGCTATGAACAGTGGATGCTAGACCACTATGGGGAATGTTAATGGTTATGTTTATTACAGCTATGCTTATCATGTTATTGATTACTGGTGCAGTGGCAGGGCTAACAGAAAGTGAGGGGATGATGGGTATTCAGACAGTGTGTGTACTAGTACTAGTCATAGGTATAAGTGTTATATATGTAACAGGGGGTTAGGCTATGGGGTACAGTTTAGAAAACCAGCTTGCACTTGAGAAGGAAATGCTAGACGCTGGGGTTGACAGGTTTAGGCGTGATGTCAGCCAGTCAGTCGAGAAGAATAGGGAGTCTAATGCACTGCATGGCAGGACTATCATAGCCAGCGTGGTATCTAATACAGCGGAGGGAGTAGCAGAACTACAGACCACAACAACCAGCAACAGGGATGTAGCACACAAGAAACTACAGGGCATGAAGCCTGACAAGGTAGCATACCTAGCACTAGTGTCTATGATTGATGGC